ACCTGAATGGGTATGTTTACAGCAGAAGGTGCTTGAGTAGCTACAGCAGAGCTACTGTTTAACACCCTAGTGTATCCAGTGGCTGTAGGACGTCCTGTGACTTCGTTATAGCTTACAAAAGCAAACTGTGTACTGCCATCACCCCTAGCTTTACATACTTGCCCCAGAGAAGCTGTAGAGGCTCCCTTGGCTTCATGCCTTTGGGCGTCTGGGATAATTGAGTGTTCCATATACGTTCTCCAATAAAAAAGCCAGCCACCCATTGCTGAATGACTGGCTTAACCCTACTTAGGTGAGCTGCCCAGCAGTCCGCGAGGCGGCCAACAGAGCATTGATCTTAGCGACCAAGGCGTTCACAGCAGTTTGGGCAGTGGCAATGTCTGTAACAGTCAAGGCAGCTTGATCTGCAACAGCAGCTGCTTTCTTAACTGTACCGTTTACAGTTGTGGTTGCCGGAGCAACACTAGCAACTGTACCAGCAGACAGGCCTTGGAAGAACTCAGCTTTCAAATCAGCAAGAGCAGTGCTCTTAGTGTTTGGCAGTAAGCTCTTGTAGTAGTCACGTTCGACTTGAGCAAGAGAAGGCATTTTAAGTCTCCTTATGCGCCAGCTACGTTTTTATAGTCTACAATGATCAGGCCAGCAGTGCCGCCAGTCTGAGCCAGAACACCAGTGTTGGTCGAAGCCAAGAACACTGGAGCTGCTGGGGTAGCTGCAAACACGTTAACACCACCAATGGTGTAAGCGGTTACAGTACCAGCGGTAACGAAGTTAGTATCAACCTTAGTCACCCATACACCACCTTTCAAGTGGGCAAGTGGGAGAGTGAAAGGCAAACCAGTAACAGTCAGGTCATGAACAAATTCGTTCTTAGAACCTTCTGTTTTGATGACTCCACGTACACCACCAGTACGGCGAGGGCCATACCAGTTACGTACACCGAGACCACTAGAGTTTTCAAACGGCATGTTGTTTCTCCTTAAGCAATGGCAGTAGCGGAAGTGACGTAGATACCCATTGTGTCAACACGCTGAATACCAAAGCCATAACGGCTACGTACAACATGTTCATCACGAGCGCGATCTTTGTTACGCTCACCTTCCGATTTAGGCATACGACGCCATGCAGCCATCACTGGCTTAGTCTGGTCATCCAGAACGCACATGAAGATGTTAGCCACACCACCAGCAAGGGTAGTAGTGCCGTCGTTGTAAGTACCTACAGGCAGACGGTTGGAAGTGATGATAGACCAGCCAAACAAGTTCATAACGAACTTCTGACCACGAGCCAAGCCATCACGGAGGATAGACTCACCGAAGGCAGTAACGTCATGAGTGATGGTTACCAGACCATTCAGAGTGGCTTCAACCACTGGGTCACAGATGAACACACGACCTTCAGCTGGAACGTTAGCCTTGTCGAATGCGAGACGCATACGGATGAGGCCTTGGAGCTGGAAGACGTTGTTAGGAGCTGCCGAGACAATGGCGTGTGGGAAGCCGTTGATCAGGTTAGCACCAGTGTTGGTAGCGTAGTAGTTACCAATGACAGCCAAGAACGAAGTCTCGAACACTTCTTGCAGGGCACGAGTGGACTCGGAAGCACGTTCAGCCAGCAGACGATCAATGTCAGTGCCGTCTTCACGCAGGTCATCAGTAACATACCCAAAGGGTCTAAAACCCTTTAGACTATAGCATCTCCCGTGGGAGTTAAGACACTTAGTCGTTGCGAGTAGGTAGAAAGAAGTTGTTCAATTTTCCATCGCTTGAGTTGCGAATGGTTGACCATCTTCTTTAGAAAGGCTATTGTAAACTGCTTATCTCTTGGGCCGAGATTTTTAATCCAACGGTAGTGTCCTCTATCTTCCTTGAGTACACCACCAAAAGCTTTATGTAAGAGCTCAAGACCTTCCAAATGATCGCAGTGGCTAACAACTCCAACATGCTGTTCGATTTGGTTACCACGATCTCTCTTGAGATACCAACCATCACCATCTATGTAGCCTGCTGTCCACGCCCATGTAGGGTGCTTCTTAGCTTTTAGTGGCCCCCTGAGTGAGTTGGCTTCCTCTCTTAGCAAAGCAAATTCTTCTTCAGGTATTGGTGTGGCTTTATATTCCCTAAGTTTCTCTAACATAAATGACCACTTCTTACCTTTCACCACCATGTGCTTTATAACATGTGGGAGAGTCTTTTCGTGATCATTCCTTGAGTAGATGACCCATTCGTTTTGAATGGCCCAATTATCATCTCTCTTTCTTGTATGCAGTTTACCAACCTTGCTTCCAAGGTATTTAGCATACCTGCCGTCTTTATCAATGCTCTCTGACATACTTAAATGCAACATTAAGGATAGGTATCCATTGTTATGCACAAAGCCCAAAGAGCCGTCTGCGTCTAGCAAACCGGCCAAGTACTTACTTTCTGTCTCACCAAACATTCTTTGGTTCCTTTCTCTCGTGTTGCCCCTTGGGGTGTCCACGTTATTCAGTCTTAAAAGCGCCGTAGTTCATTAATGAACTGTTAACGCGTCACCCTTGTACTCGGTGATGGTCATGGTGATTTCACCAGTCTCAATCGGATTGTAAACCAGAGGGGTGTCTTCTTCAGCTTCCTGAATGGTTACAGAACCAATGGTCTTGATATGGAGAGTGGTGCCCGAACCGAAGTCCGATACGTTGCGGTAGAATGTTTCTGGCAGCAAACCATCGTGCAGGTTAAGCAGGATGAAGTCGCTGTATTGCTCGCTTTCAATGAAGGCACGAGTGTTAGAAGTAACTTGCATTTACAGTTTCCTTATTGAGTAATGCCATTTCGAGCATAAACACGAGCCTTGATTTCACGCATAAACTCAGCTTGTTGCTTAGACGTAGCCCCAGAGAGTAGAGACTTAGCGGGCCGCTGCAATTCGCCTTGTGGTGCTGATTGAAAACCAGAAGTGTTCAGACTAGAAGTGGTAGGATTTGACCCTTTAGGGGCCGAGGTGTTGAAGAGTTCCAGAACCATTGCTGGGTTCTGACTAGCCAGCTTGCCCAACTCCTGTGCTGTAACCCCAAGCGCTTTGGCTCGTGCGGCTACAACTTCAGAAGTCTTGTCACCATACTTGGCTACAAGGGCGGATTGGACTTGTTGAGTGTTAGTCTCATACTTAGCGGTTTGTTCACGCTCTTGAAGACGACGCTCAATGGCATCCATAACTGCTTTCTCATCAAGGCCACTAGGAGTAGAAGGTCGTTCTACTACTTCTGTCTGATTCGGTTTGGCAGCGAGTCGAGATACAACTTCTTCAATAGACGCTTGCTGAGCCATCTTAGCACGCAACTCTACAAGCTCCGCCTCCTTTTGTTGGAGTTCAGTTTTCAACTGCGGGATGTATTGTTGCGCATTAACAAGGCCCTCCAGCGCTTTAGGAAGACTGTCATATTTCTGTTGTCCCTGTTCGTTCTTGATCTGCTTGAGCAGGTCTGCATAAGCTTGATCAGACGCTTGAGACGTTTGGGTTTCTTGTTGCTGTTCTTGTGGAGCAGCTTGTTCAGTAAACACATTGACTTGGTCAGTCATTTTTGTTCCTTTAGGTTTATCTTAGGAGATAGTAGAAATATATACTTCTTATTTCTTCTAAGCTCTTTTAAGTATTATTAGTAATAGTAATATACTATACCTGATTTTTAGGCAAAAGTCCTCAAATTATTTTCTATTCTTCGAAAATAAATTCAATCATCTCTGCCAAAGCCCTTTCATAACCCCTTGCATCGGCCTGTAGGTAGTCCCAATTTGGGGAGTCATACAGCTCTTTTGAGCGTCCAGCTTTAGCTGAAGCATCTATCCTATCGCGTAGCATAGCCACAAGGCGACGCCTCATTACAAGGGCCTCCTTGTAGTTACCACGGACATCGTTAGCCTGTTCTTTATCCAGACCTTTGGTCCATGCTATTTTCATACACCGGGCTCTACAGGGACTTGTGCTTGAACGTCTAGGTCCTCTCCAGCTTGGTTCATCAAACCTTGAGTCTCAGCTTGCTCAGCAATGGCAACGTTAGGTCGGAAAATGTCATACCCATTAAGACCAATAACATCAGACACAAAGTTAGCCATGGCAATGGCACTGGTGTGGGGTTGAATCATAGCGCCAATAGGGGAGTTGAAGATGCCTACAACGTTCTGCAAGTCTTGAGCCTGCTTAGCAAAGTGTCGAGCCCCTACAGGACGAATCTTACCATTGGCAGTGATGTCATCCTTAGTGATTTGCAAGAAGTCTTGTACGCCAATGTCATCGTCCATTACACGAATGATGTCAGAACCATCCATGTTACGACGTGAAGTCTCCAGCATTGCGTTCAAGACACGTTCTAGGAGTTCAATCTCAAAGGTAGTAATCTTCTCTTGGAAGATTCGACCAGCAGCGTTGGATAGCGTCTGAACCTCTAGAGCTGTCTTCTCACCAGGAGTGCGTACACCCATAGCCTCACGAGGAGCGCCTGCATAAAGCTCCATACGATCTTCATACATCTGGATATCGTTAGCTGCAAGCATGACACCTTGGAAGCTCTTGCTCACTTCACCAACATCGCCATTCTCAGCAATGTGAATTTCGCAATTAGGGGCCCATTCAAATTCTTCTACGTCACCAATAATCTTTAGAGGGGGGTGAATGATAAGGTCAGCAGCATCAGCCCGAAGGTTCTCAAGATGGTCAATACGGTATTGCATACCTACCAAGTTGTCCAATGGGCCCATCGCCCAGAGGTTGTCAGGCCGTACACGCCACCCTACGTGATAGATAGGGGCATGACCAAGCCAGCTTGGAATGTCGTCCTCACGGACCACACAGGACCTGTCAACGACAGTGATGACTTTGTTAATCATCAACTCCCCAGTCTCTTGGTCATGGTAGTCACCATAGAACTCCAAGATTTCTACGAACTCAGACATGTAGTATTCGTACATGTTTCCGAAGCCATCTACTTGGAAACCAATAGCTTTGTCGAAGTCCTCAATGCTATATGCCCCTAGACGGCTCTGTAAGTGCTCACGGCGGTCGATAGCCACTTGCCAGAAGGATTGCTCAGGTTCGTCGTTAGCGAGCCTCTTAAGCTCTCCTAGGGTCTTTACAGAGCGAATGATTTTAAAGGTGCTGAGGAAGTCTGTAGCTAGGGGGTTGAACACAATATCCATAGGACTAATCCGAACAAGCTTAGGTCCTACGTAATCAGGCACAACAGAACCGTCAGGCATGGTCTTGTACTTGGACTCAAACGAGCAAGTAGCAAACGCGTTACCGTAGTCAATGTAATCAAGCAGTAGCTTGCTCATTTCTGTTCGGAAATGACCTTCACGGCACTTGTTGTCCATGTAGGCTTGAATAGACTTAGCTTTGAGTTTAGCACTGTCTTCTTTACCATAGCCCTGCCAACGAAGCCAGTCATCGTTAGGGAAGAGAGAGGATAGGTAGTTGGAGTGAAGGTTGTCCCGAATCTGGCAAAGCTTAGGAATGGTTGTAGAGTTCTTCCAAGGCAAGGTTGAGTTGCTGGTAGAACTGGTGTCTGTTGCAAAGATGTAGTTACGAAGCTCTTTCTTTTCGTCAACCCACTCTCGGCGTTGATCAGTGAACTTCTTCCACATATAGCCAACCCATTGAGAGCAGTTGTCCTGTTGGAGCATGTGAGTCAGCTCGGCTACTTTAACGCTCATGTATTTTCCTTATCTAGCTGCAAACCCGCCAAAGCGGGAACGAGTTGTTTGTGGTGTAAAGAAGTCTTTAACCTTTGAGCCTGCACTTTTGGCAGGAGGCACAGCAATGCCTACAGCGCTCGCTAAGGCGTCTTTGATGTCATCGTGTGCTGGCCTAGCCAGAATGAGCTCTTCTTCAAGGACGGACGTCCAGCCGCCTTCTAAGTGCCACATCTCTAGGTTGTCGTACTTGTATTCCAGAGAAGCAGCAATACGCTCTTCTTTAGAGCCCTCAGTACGGCTAGGACGATACTCATCTACTGCCAACCTAAGGCCGTCTTTCTTCAAGTAGTCTTTGATGCCGTTGACAATAACCTTCTGTGCTACTGTAACTTCTGCCCTAAGCTTTAAGAAACTCCACTTAGCGTGCAGCTCCTTGATGTGCTCAAAGTACTCAATGGTCTTATCAGACTTGAATCGGTCAATATCTAAGACGTAGATGTTGTTGTCACTATCCACACCAATGACCACAATGGCTGTATAGTCAGCTGTCTTGGAGAGAGAGAATGCAAAGTCAACTGCTGCATACACGTTCAGCTTTCGACCATTGTAATACCACCTGCCGCCCTCTTTCTTCAGAGTGCGTGGGTTGTAGTATTGAAACTTCTCACGGCTGATACGATCAGAGCCGGGATCGTTTGGGTTGTTGTAGTACTGAGCGTAGAACTGAACAGTGTCAGTGTACTCTGCACGGATGCGAGACAAGACCCTAATATCAAATCCAAAGGCCTTCCCATCAGTCCGTACCGTCCTAGGCCACGTAAAGATGCCCTCACGCTCTACAACGAACTCCTTGATGTCCCACACAGGCTTACGGTCAATCATCACTCCATCGTCGTCGTAGACGTCATAGAGCTGCTTACGCCATACATCATATATATCTACAGGG